AGTTATTTACCGTATTTCAAGAGCACCAGAACGTAGAATTTTTTACATCGACGTAGGTAACTTGCCAAAAGGTAAAGCAGAACAGTACCTACGTGATGTTATGGTTAAGTATCGTAACAAAATGGTATATGATGCTTCTACTGGTGAATTACGTGATGATCGCAAACACATGTCAATGTTAGAAGATTTCTGGTTGCCTCGCCGTGAAGGTGGTAAAGGTACAGAAATTACTACATTGCCAGCAGGTCAGAATCTAGGTGAACTAGAAGATGTTAAGTATTTCCAAAAGAAACTTCTCAACTCATTAAATGTACCACTTTCCAGATTAGATGAACAAACTGGTGGTGGTTTTGCAGGACTAGGAAGAAGTCAAGAAATTACCCGTGATGAATTAAAATTTGCAAAATTTATTCAAAGACTTCGTAATAAGTTTTCACAAATGTTTACTGAAGCTCTAGGGTTACAATTAATCTTAAAAGGTATTTGTACATCCGAAGAATGGAATGATTTTAAAGAGTTAATTATCTACGACTTTAAAAAAGATAATAACTTTACTGAACTAAGAGAATCTGAACTCTTACAAAACAGATTGCAAATGGTTGGTATGGTTGATCCTTACATTGGCAAATATTTTTCACACGAATTTGTAAAGAAGAAAATTCTTCAAATGACGGATGAAGAAATTTCTGACATGCAAAAACAAATAGATCAAGAAGATGAACAAGGTTTAGGTGGACCAACAATGGGTCAAGCCGAACCTCCACCTCCTTCACCAGATGAATACCCACCAGTAGATAATACTATTGACGATAGAAATTCCGAATCGCCAACTCCAGAATTGGACGCTGAAACGGATAGGTATTCATCAATACTAAATAGACGATAAAGGAGAAAAATATGAACATTTCACAATTTATAGATGATGTTGTTGCAGGTAATGCTTCAACCGCAAAAGAAAGTTTAAACGATATTCTTTCAGCAAAAGCTTTTGAGAATATTGATAATCAAAAGAAAGAACTTGCAAGGTCTCTTTTTGGTGGGCAACAAGAAAGTTTCGAAGAGATTACTGACGATGAAGAATCTTATGCAGAAGATGTAGAACATGACGGTGAACAACTTGACGAATTATCTAAATCAACTTTAAAAAGTTATATAAGAAAAGCTGGTGACCAAGCATCGGATAGTAAACAAGAATTGGATCACTTGAAGCGTTCACCTGATGCGGGTGATAGATCAATGGCACGCGACGCAGGTAAAAACTACGTAAAACGTACAATTGGTGTTCATCAAGCTGCTAATAAATTAAATTATGGTAAATAATGGTTAAGTAAATGAAATCTTTAAACGAGTTTAAAAACTTAGTGGAAGAAGAAAAATCAGACTATTCTAAGTTTGATGTTTTAGTTCGAGCTGGTTTGGCAAATAAAGCACAGTTACAAAGAATACATCGTATTTTAGATAAGATGCAAGATGATCGCCCCCAGTTTAATAATGCTGATAAGATGATTCTTCAAAACTTGTTTAATAAAATGGTAGATTTAATTACCAATAATAAACAAATATTTCAAAGAACTAGACAAGCTGTTCGTGAAGAATCTGAAGAGATTAATGAAGGTGTAATTGACACTTCTGACTTTAAAATAAGTTCTTCTGGTAGAAAAGTAAAAGCTCATCGTATTACAGTTGGTGAGAAAGAAAAAGAAGTAAAAGAAGAAACTATTATTGAAGCAGATTCTAAAGCTTCAACAGAAGATCCTCCTGTTATGTTAATGTTAAAAAGAAAAGCAATTCGTATTTACCCAGACAAAACTAAGGTTGCTCTTTATTATAACTCTAAGTTAGATAAACACTTTACAATACCTTACGGTGCAGGTGTTGATTCCGTGTTGCAATCTGAAGAAGTTGAATTAGAAGAAGCAGTTATGGACACGTTGCATAAAATTGTTTCTGGTAAACAAGCACAGTCGGTAAAATTTGCTAACGGTCAAACAAGAAAAGTGGATCATTATACAGCTTCAGCAATTACACAAGTACATAAAGCTGTAAATGATGAGAATAAGAAAAAGTTGGCAGATATGGTACATAAATCTCCTGCTCACTTCGAAAAGGTAGCATCTTTTGCTTTCAGTAAAGTAAAATGAATTTAATAAATTTAATTTTAGAAGGCAAAGTTATCGAAGCAAAAAAATGCTTTGAAAATTTAATGCTTCAAAAAATAGAAGAAAAATTAAATGAAGAAAGAGAAGTAGTTAAAGAATCTTTTTTCGAAGAAGAAGATTTACTTGAAGCTGTAAAAAGAAGAAACCCAAACATCATCAAGATGGGTAGAATACAAAAGATTCGTCGTAGAATACGTAGAAACAAAAAAGGTAAAATAGTTGTACAGAAAAATGTAAGACGTTCTGGTATCAAAGGTTACAGAATGTCTGGTAACACTGTAAAAAGAATACCTGCAATAGAAAGAATTAGAAAAGCACGTTTGTTAAAACGTTCTTGGAAAACAACTAGAAGAGCTAAATTACGCCGCACGTTATTGAAAAGAAAGATGTCAATGCGTAGGCGTGCATCAATGGGACTAAGATAAAATGCCATACGAAATCGTAAATAATAAAAGAAGCAAATCAGTGATTCGTGTAGTAGGTAATACTGCTACCACAATTACACTTTCAGCTTTATCAGTAGGTGCTGACGAAACTGTTACTAATGCTTCTATATCACATGTAATGTCACAATCAGATGTTGCCTGGAAAGTTTATAGAGGCGATAATACTAGTGGTGAATTAGTATTAGATTTAACAGGTGGTGGTAATTGCGATTGGCCTTTAGCCCAATACGATATTGCCATCGCAAATAGTTCGTCATCAAATATTCACATAACAAATTCTGGTTCTGGTGGAACACTTATTTTAGTTGTAAGTAAAGTTACTACCTATTCACCAGCTTTAACAGGAATGTAAAATGAAATTAATTAGAGAAACCGTAGAAAATGTAAAGTATATTAGTGAAGCCACAGAAAATGGCAACAAAAAACTTTACATTGAAGGCACATTTTTAGTTGGTGACGCTATTAATAAAAATAACAGAATGTATGAAATGAAAACGTTACGTAACGAAGTTCGAAGATACAACGAAGAATTCGTTTCTCAGAACCGCGCATTAGGTGAGCTTGGACATCCAGATACACCAACAATAAACTTAGAGAGAGTTAGTCATAAGATCGTTTCTCTTGCAGAAGATGGCAATACTTTTTACGGTAAAGCTTTGATCTTAGATACTCCTTACGGACAAATAGTAAAAAACTTTATTGAAAACGATGTTACTTGTGGTGTTTCTTCAAGAGCTCTAGGATCATTAGTTCAGACCAAAGAGGGTTATAATTTGGTTCAAGATGACCTTAGACTAGCAACGGCAGCTGATATTGTCGCAGATCCTTCTGCACCAGGTGCTTTCGTCAATGGTATTATGGAAAACAAAGAGTGGATGTTTATTGACGGAAAGTTTATGGAAAAACAGTTTGACGAAGCAAAAAAACAAATAAAACAAGCCTCAAGAAAAGATATCGAAAAAGTTGCACTAAACCTATTTGAAAATTATATTAGAAAACTTTAAATTTATAAATAAAGAATCATAAGGAGAATCCAAATGGCATCAAACAAACTTATGGAAGCAGCCGCTGAAATTCTTGCAAATAGCAAGAAATCTGCATCAGCTATGCCTCCACAAAAACTAGGTGGTGAAGTACAAGACCTTGGTGGTCCTACTCCACAGAACGCTAAACCAGACGATGATTCACACAAGATTCATGCTTCTGCTAAAGCGCCTGATAATTCTGCAAAGAATAAGAGTACGATTTCTACTAAGCCTTCTGACGCTTCCCCAGACACTCAAAACAAAGCTGGTAAAGCTATGAAAGAGGAAGAAGAGTTACACGATGAAGTTATCGTTGAAGATTCTGAAGAAGAAGTAGTGAGTCTAAAAGAAAAAATGAAAGAAGATATTGACGCTTTATTTTCTGATGACGAAACTATTTCAGAGGACTTCAAATCTAAAGCAGCTACAATTTTTGAAGCCCGTGTATTAGATCGTGTTTCTCAAATTGAAGAAGAAATGGAAGTTAAGTATGCAGGTATGTTAGAAGAAGCTATTGATTCTATCAAAGCAGACTTAACAGAAAAGGTAGACGACTACCTTAATTACGTAGTTGAACAGTGGATGGAAGAAAATCAAATTGCTATCCAATCTGGCCTACGTTCAGAAATTACCGAAGAATTCATTGTTGGTTTACGCAATCTATTTGCTGAGCACTACATTGACGTACCTGAAGATAAAGTTGATCTAGTTGATGAACTTGCAGGTAAAGTTGAAGAGTTAGAAGATCAGTTAGATGAAGAAATCAAAACTAACATTGAATATAGAAAAGCAATTCTTGAATCTGTAAAAAGAGAAACAGTTTATGAAGTTTGCAAGGGACTTACCGAAACTCAAGTTGAAAAAATGAAATCACTCGCAGAGAGTATAGATTTTTCCACAGAGGAAGAACTAGTAGAAAAACTTGAGACAATTCGTGAAAACTATTTCCCATCAAACATCAAAAAAGCTGATGAGACTCAATTACACGAGCAAGTAACTGACGACACAGATCAGAAGAAGCCTGCTTCATTTGATCCAATTATCAATGCTGTCGTTCAATCAATTTCGAAAACAAAAATTTAATAATAAAACAAGGAGTTAAAAATGTATTTAACGGAAGACCTACAAAAAAAATGG